CTTCTTGATTCTTCATTCATAATACAGTTTATCCAAGCTTCACCATCAAACTCCCAAGGTTCACAATACTCATATAGGGGTTCAAATTCTTCCATATCTCTTTCAGATTCTTCTTCTGGACACATATATGAACCGTCTCTGTCGTTATAACAAAGTCCGTCTAGAGGTTCTATCGTTGTTGTACAAGACGCGAATGACATTAACACTAAAGATATTAGTATAAATGTCGTGTATATGTTCGTTTCTAGATGTTGTTTAGTGAATACTTTCTTTATCAATTTCATCATAATCTATATTATCCTCTTCACGATATATTTCTTCACCACAAAACGTACAATAATGTGGGATATATTGTATACCCATTTCATGTTCTACTGTAAAGTCAGCACCACACTCATCACAAAACATCTCTATACAGTTTTCTTCGTGGTGTTCTAGTGTGTCCATTAGTATTTATTCTCTCTTATATAAGCCTCGAATTCAGTATATCCACCGATAGATTCATCATCTATAGTGATCTGTGGAAATGTTCTAGCTGTTGGAAACTTCTCAAACAGTTCTTCTCTCGTAAAATCTTCGTCTAACATATACTTGTTGTAAGTATGTACTGATTCTTGTACGACTTGTTGTGCTAAAAATAACGCTTTGTCACAAAATGGACAAGCAGGTTTACTGTAAATCTCTATTTTCATTTAAATAATACTCCTATAACATACATTGATACACCCATGAACGCTAACACAACTACTTGTACTACTGACATGACTGCTATTTGTTTCATTGGGTGTACTTTCTCTACATCATCTAATTTCATAATTTTATTGCTAGTAAGATGAAAATACCGAACATGATGATGTTAGCGAAAAACATGAGTCCCGCTAGTATCGTATGATACCATATCCATCTTGTCTTATAAGCATTTTCTATTGTTAAATCTGCAGGGTCTGGTGAATCGTCAATCTGTTTTTTTACTAGATCGTCTTCTTCTCTTGAACCCCATAATATTTGATACCATTTCTTCATAATTTAAAATCTCCAAATGTATCACCTTCAATATCTTGTTTAATTCCACCAATGATATATGACTCTATTTCAGTCTCTTGTGGTGCGTTTTGTTGTCCTCGACTTGATAACCAATGTTGAGTCCAAGGTAGAGGATTGTTTCGTGTTGAGATATCAAAGATCGGATCAAGTCCGATACCTCTGAGTCTCTTATTCGCGATAAATTCTACATACTGACATAGTAATGTCTCACTAAGACCAATCATTGATCCGTCTTTAAACAAATACGATGCCCACTCTTTTTCTTCTTTTACAGCTTGTCTGTACATTTCATAGACATCATCTTCACATTCTTTCATGACTGATAACATCTCTTTATCATTCTCAAACTTTTGATAATTCTTGATGATATGTTGTGATATAGCTAAGTGTTGAGACTCATCACGAGCAATCAGACTTATTATCTTTGCTGATCCCTCCATAAGTCTCAACTCACCAAACCCGAATGTACAAGCGAATGATACATAGAATCGAACTCCCTCTAAGATGTTGATAGATATCATCATCAAATAGAATCGTTTTTTGAGTTCTCTAACATCATTTACTTGACCAAGTTTCCACCTCATTGCGTAATCTATGAAATCATCATATCCTTTTGTTACAGACTCAGCTCTTTGTACAATTTCTTTCGTATCAAGTATTGTATCGAACACTTCTGTCGGATTCGAATATAGATTCTTCACAATGTAAGTATAAGATCGACTATGTATAGACTCCATAAAGTCCCAAGCTAATATACAACCCTCTAGTTCTGGTATAGAACAATACGGCAGTAGGGCTAAAGCTGGACCACGACCTTGTACAGAATCTAATAGTGTTTGATACTTTAGATTACTAGTAAAGATGTGTTTTTGTCCTTCGTCTAGTGATTGATAATCGTTTCGATCTTTCTGTAGAGATACTTCTTCTGGTCTCCAGAAATATCCTAATTGTGTTTGTGTCAATTTATCAAATATCGGATATTTGAATTCATCATATCTTTGTGTGTTTAGTTCTTCACCGAAGAACATTGGTTGTTTTAGTGTGTTTACTTTCATTTTATTAAATATGCTCATATATTACAGGCCTCACAATCTTCTTCATCATCTACATCTGGACCATAATCTTTAAAGTCTTCGTGCATATTATTAGAAATGATATCTTTCGCGTCAGCTTCGATATCTTCGTCGGTTTTACTATCGTATGTATTCTGATAATATGAAGTCTTCCACCCATATTTATATGTATTCAACATATCTTTAGCCATGACTGATAAGGGTACTTCATTATTTTCATAGTTTTCAGGATTATAAGACCAATTACCAGAGATACCTTGATCAAAGAACTTCTGCATAATAGCTACAATCTTGATATATCCATCGTTGTTAAGTTGATCCCATAACAATGTATAGAAATTCTTTAGATGAGGATATCCTGGTACTATCTGTTTGAGAGGTCCTTTCTTTGATTTCTTGATTGACAAGTAATCTCTAGGTGGTTCTATACCGTTTGTCTCATTTGAGACTACAGAGGAGCTCTCAGACGGCATCTGAGCCGACAATGTACTGTTTCTCACTCCGTATTTAACTACTTCTTCTCTTAGTGATTCCCAATCACACTCATATTCAGGTTTAACAATCTCGTCAACTTCTTTTTTGTAGTGATCGATAGGTAGTAATCCTTTATGATATTTAGTCTGACTGACATACCCACACGGACCTTTCTCTTTTGCTAGTTCTACTGAGGTCTTGATCAAATTGTACTGAAAATGTTCTGATAATCTATGTACTAGTTTGTGTGCTTCAGGATCTTCATACTTGAACTTATTCTTTGCTAAGAAATGTGCTAGTCCGATATAACCTATACCTAAACTTCTTCTATTGATTGTTGAATGTTCAGCTGCTAGTACAGGATAATTTTGATAATCAATTACTTCGTCTAATGATCTAACTGCTAGATCACATAGTTCAGGTAAGTCTTTTAAATCTTGAGTTAACTGACCCACATTGATAGCTGAGAGAATACATAAAGCTATCTCACCATCAACGTCATTCGGGCTTTGTAATGGTTCAGTTGGTAATGTAATTTCTTGACATAAATTAGACATAGTAATTTTACCTGAGTCTTCTGTTACATCAAAAGATGAATGAGTATTACAATGATCTATGTTCATGATATAAATTCGACCTGTCTCAGCTCTTTCTTTGAGTAACCCCATGAACAATGTTTGAGCGTTTACTTTAGTTTTGGGTACTGAGTAAGCTCTTTCATACTGTTCATAGAGTTCATCAAATTTATCTGTACCGAATGCGTCATATAGACCTGGTACTTCGTGAGGTGAAAATAATGTTATGTCTTCGTTCTTGAGAAATCTCTCATAGAATAGTTTAGATATCTGTATTGAGTAGTCTAGTTTTCTGACTCTGTTGTCTTCTGTACCTTTGTTGTTTTTAAGAACAATAATGTCTTCAATTTCTTGATGCCATATCGGAAAATGTACAGTCGCTGAACCACCTCGAACGCCATTCTGAGTACAACAACGAACTGTTGATTCAAATTTCTTAAGAAATGGAATGACACCCGTATGTTGTACCTCGCCACCTCGAATCTTTGAACCCAATCCTCGAATTCGACCAGCATTAATACCAATTCCCGCGCGCTGAGCCACATACCTACCAATAGCCATATCAGAACTAAAAATACTGTCAAGAGAATCATCACAATCGACAAGAACACAACTCGCAAACTGTCGTAAAGGAGTACGAACACCAGCCATGATAGGTGTTGGAATATTGATTTTAAATGTTGAAACAGCGTCATAGTATCTTTTGACATACGACAACCTCTTATCTGACGGATAGTTCTTGAATAAGACAGCTGCTATCAACATATACATATATTGAGGTGATTCAAATATCTTTCCAGAACTTCTATCTTGAACTAGATATTTGTCTACAACCTGTCTTAGACCAGCATATGTAAACAACAAATCTCTATCGTGTTTCATATGACTGTCCAATTTATCCCACTCCTCATCACTATAATATGTAATGAGTTTCTCGTCATACACTTCATAATTGATATTTCGTGTAACGATATCTTTCAATGGTGGATAAATCTTTGAATCTTTCCATTTAGTGTTAAACACACTTTTTCTTATTTGAAACAACAACAATCTAGCTGCTACATACTGATAATTTGGTGTCTCCAAACTAATCAGATCAGCGGCTGACTTAATGAGTATACTTTGTATCTCTGTTGAAGTCATTCCATCATAAAATTGAAGTCCTGAGTTCATCTCTACAGCTGAAGCTGATACACCAGCCACATCACTACAAGACGCCTCTACCATTCTATGTACTTTCTCTAAATCTATTGGTTCTATTTCACCACTTCGCTTAACAATCTTTTGTTGATCCTCACCCACTAATTCTACTCCAGTCGCTCAAGGCCATTCTTGCTGATAACCCTGAAAATTTATTTTTGTTAATAATATCTTCTATAACATTAGAAGATAAACCATTCAATACCATATCATTGATATCTTTTTGTAATATAGTCTTTGGCCAAAAACAGATAGTGAATCCGTCTTCTATTACTTGACTCATCAATTTGTGTAACTGAGGGTTTCTTCTCTCATTATCAAACACTACCACAGCTTGTTCTGTAGGTACTATTGAATTTAATTTTGAGAAGTCACTTCCAGCGACTGCAATCGAGTTAGGAAGAAACAAGCTATCAATCGGACCTTCTGTAACATATACTACTTTATTATAATCGACTGTTCGTAAGCCGTAGATGAGTGGTTCTTGATCATCAAATTTTAGTGTAAGATATCTTAGTTTATTGTTATTTAAAGCCCTGCCTGAAACTCCCACTAATTTACCTTGTCTTGAATAGAAA